ACCGCAGGGGAAAAACAATGTAAGCAACCATTTACTGGTGAAGCTGTTAAAATTTCTGAAGGTCTTGCAAAGATTGCTAGTCTTCCTTATAATGAGGAAGCATATCTGTCAGTGCAAGAAATGATGAAAACAGCATCTAAATGTATTGATGGTCTTTCAAAATCTCTCGAATCCGTTAATGGCCGAAACTCAGATCTTGAAAAAGCAGCTGATGTTAGGTCAATGATAGATGGTATGATTGACCTCGGAGCCGTTGATGAATTCAGCGTCCAAGAGAAAGTCGCGGAGCTAATGTCCAAAGACGGCAATCAAATCGAAATAATCAAGCAGGCTATGAACCTGTTGAAAGACGGAAAAGAAGGGAATGTATTTTTTGAAGTTGAAAAAACTGCCGGAGTCTCTACAGAGAAAAAAGGGATGTTTGACGGGGTTGTAGACTAATTGTATTTTAATTATTAAAACTAAAAAAGGAGCTATAATGCTTGATATTCTCACACCTATGAACAAAATTGAACGTGTATCTCGTAAAGTAGATGCGGACACTTTTGTAGCTGCACCAGGTATTTGGGGTGTAATTGCCTCAGATGGCAGTATTGAAAACGTAACCACTTCCGCAAATGCACTGTTGAACAAACTTGTTATTACAAGTGCTTCTGCTAACCAATACGAATCCAATGATGTTGAGGTTGGTCGTATATCATCCATGGAATCACATGGTATCAGAATCAAAGTTGATAGCGAAGGCTATACAGCAGCAACAGCGGTTGTTGGTGATATGTTAGTTGTTTCTTCTGCATCAGGTACAGAAGGTAAACTTATTCCTAGTGATGAGGCCTTAACAGGTACTTATGAGATAGTTGCCAGGATTGAAGAGGTTAACGCTGCTGGTGGATGGATAATCTATCGCACTGTATCGCCTATAACTGTATCTGTATAACAAATTTTTTAGCCGACTTCGTTCGGCTTTTTTTAATTAGGAGTGACAATAATGTTTGATATTTTAACACCTCTAAGACTTGTAGAGAGAGTATCTCGTCAGATTGATGCTACTAGTTTTGTAGCAGTTCCTGGTATATGGGCAGAAGTAGAGGCTGCCGGATCGTTAACAAATGTAACCGCCTCACAGGCGTTAGTAAATAAGCTTGTCATAGGCTCTGCCTCTGCAAGTATATATGAATCTCATGATGTAAGTGTTGGTAGAATTACAACCGTGGAATCTCATGGTGTAAGAGTAAAAACTGACAGTGCTGGTTTCTTATATTTGAACTTAGCAAATGTAAACATCGGTGATGTTTGCTATGTTGCAGTAGGAACTGGTAAGTTGGCATCTGTTGATGAGAATCCAGAAGCAATGGTTGTTGCTGATGGTAGCTTTGAAATGGTTGCCAGGATCGAGCAGGTTGATGCAACAGCAGGGTGGGTTATTTATAAAACAACCTCTCCTGTTATGAGTACTATTGAGGGTTCTAGTGAATCACCTTCTGAGTCTGCTAGTGAATCAGCTAGTGAATCTGCAAGCTTAAGCCCAAGTGCTTCTGAAAGTCCTTCAGAATCTCCTAGTGAATCTGCTTCAGTATCACCTTCAGAATCTCCTAGTTTAAGCCCAAGTGCTTCTGAAAGTCCTTCGGAATCACCTAGTGAAAGTGCTTCTGAATCACCTTCTGCAAGCCCATCTTAATAAAGGTGTTGCTTTCTTGGAAAGTAAATTATAGAATTATAGGTATAGACCGAGCCTGGTTCGGTCTCAAAAAAAACTAACTAAAAACAAAGGAGCATAAAATGCTTAAAGACTTATCAGCAGTACAATTCAACGAGTCCTTCCTTGAGAAGATCTCGTCTGTACAAGGTCAGGCCGAACTCACCGAAGCCGGTCGCCAATATGTTAAAACAGAACTCCAGGAAGCGGCTTTTTCTAGAGCCATTATACCTCAAGAGCCAATTACCACAGCAGATTGTCAAAGAAATACAAATGACAATTCTCTGTATTTGATTCGTGATATCGAACCAGATGCCGCAGCAGTTGGTGTTGATAACTTAGGCGAGCCTAATGGTCAGTATGTTAAAGGCGAGAGGTTTATCATACCTATCGTCAATTTCGTAACAATGAGATTTCAGATCACTGTTGAAGATCTTAGGGCCTATCAGTATAAGATCACCAAAAGAATTGAAGATAAATCAGTTCCAGTTCTTGAAAAGCTTGAAGATACTTTCTTCCTGCGTCTTCTTGGTGCTGCTGTTGGTGTTGCCGCTGCTGGTTCCGAGAAAGCAGTTGATAGTGTTGGTACAACCGCACTTACTATTGCTGAGGCAGACTTTGTAAAACTGAAAAATACTCTGGCCTCAGGTGTAAATCAGTCTGACTCCAAAAGAAAAGAAGTGGCTTGTATACTTATGTGTCAAGAAGCTTTTGAAACTGCAGTTATCCTGCCTGGTTCTGGTGATGACTTCGGGAAAGACCGTGTTCTTAATGGTATTACGTCTGACACCCTATATGGGACTAAGATTATAAAAACCATCAAGTCCGATCTTCTTCCTGTCGGTCATCTTTTTGCACTCACTACTCCTGACTTTCTTGGTCATAACTTCGCTCTTGGCGATCCTAACTTTGAGATCAAATCCAATTTCGGTCTCATCGAATGGCAAACTAAAGAGTCCATCGGCATGGGAATTGGTAATGCCTTGTCCGTAGCACTTATGACTCTTCAGGGCGCATCCCAGCCTGGTGTTGCATTTTCAGCTGGCGCCGGTAGTGGTGCTGACCTTACACAGAAATATGGTGGTGTACAGGGTGCTCAGAATGGTACTCTTGCTGCAGCCATCGCAACTTACTATGCGGGTCTATCTATTTAATCAGTTGAACCTTTGAGATTATAAATGGCCTGGCCCCTAGTGTTGGGTTGGGCCATTTTTCTTTTATACTTAGGATAATTAATTATGAAAAAAACAATACCAGAACAAAATATAGCTATTGCAATTAGCCCAAGAAGACTTAGAGCTAAAAAAAGAGCTAGACTAAGGAAAAAACTACGAAGACAGGCTATTGCAGAACAGGCTTTAAAAGATCAGTCACAACCTGAAATCGAAAAAAAAATCATTGATAAGACTATTGAAAAAACTGTTAACAAAGTTGAAAAAACTGTTAACAAAGTAGTAAAGCCAGCTCCTACGGCTTCAGAATTAAAGGATCAAAGAGGTGAATTAAAATCAGCTTTCAATTCTATGAATAAGCCTAGTTTAATGTCTTTTTGTAATGACGTTCTTGAAATGGATGTAAAAGCCAAAGATAAAAAAGAGATATTGGTAAATAAAGCTTTAATAGTATCTAAGAAATATGGCTATTTAAAAATACTTAAGAAGATTTAGAGGTATATATGTTTGTAAATAACTCAAGCAAAATAACAAAGAAATTGAGAATGGGTAATACAAGCCTCACGTTTCCTCCTGGTATTTTTGAACAAATGGATATAGATCAAGTATCAAGATTTGTAAAGTTAAATGAAGATTTGTCTATTTGTGAAAAACCAAAGATAAAAGAAGAGTTTGTTAAAAAAGAACCTAAAAAAACGAACAACAAAAAGAAACATCACAAGGAGATTACAACTCCAAAAACAGAATCAGATGAAAAGGAGTCTAGTGAAAAGGTTATTGAAGATACACCTTTAAGTTCGGAGGAATAATATGACCTTAATAGAATATAGAACAGCCCTAAGAGCCTACATAAAAGACAACACAGCATTAAATAGGCTTTTAGAATTCACAGAAGAGAATATTAATGATGAACTTGATCTTTATCTTAATATGTCTTTAGGTTTTCTTAATTTCATTCCGCCTTTTATAGGATCTCATACAATAGAAACTTTTCCTTTTGGCACACTTCTTATTCATCAAGCATCGATAGAGTGTTTAATATCAAATGGAATTGTTAATGCTAGAAATGATTTAACATATAACAATGGCGGTATTACTATTAAGATATCTGATGGAGATAGATACTTAAAACAATTACAATTACTTTACAGAATGACAGATATGGAAATAAAGTCTTATAGACAGATTAAAATTGCTCTCAATATTGATGGTGGTTTTGGTGGTGTAGGCTCTCCATATGGCTCTTTGCATGGATCAGAATCATCCTTACAACCAAATTCTATATTATCCTCATAAAGGAGAGATTATGCAGACATTAACATCAGAAGATATCATTAAACTCCCCGCTGTAAGTGATAAAGCAGCAAGTCATTTCATTAATATGGCGAAATTAGCTAATGGTAACTCATCTAGTGAGTTCAATGAGACCGCTCCTGCTGCTGATTCTGTACAGAATCAAGGTGATAAGGACTCTAAGAAAAAAGAACTTGAAGAACAAGAGGCTAATAACCCAGACCAAATGGGTGCAATTCCAGCTACGGAAGAAGCCCCTGTGGAAGTTGCTTCACCCGAAGGCCCAGAATCTGCTGGCGCAAGAGCTGCCAAAGCTTTTCTTGGGCCAGAAATAATGCAAGCTGCTATTTCTGGAGATCCTGGGGCACAAGACTTAGTATCTCGCACGGCCGGCCAAGTCGCTGGAGCCGTTACAGAATCTATAACAAGAAGCGCTGTTGCCCCTACTGGAGGCGGAATGGCTCCTGCTGAGGGTGGAATGGTTCCTGGTGAAGGTGGAATGCAGCCAGGAATGGCCGCTCCTGCTGCCGTAGCATCCCCAGAAGAAGATTTGGCTAATGAGATAGTTCCAGCAGCACAAGCTATACCGGTCGCCCCTATGGGTCCTAATGGTGCTCCAGTAGCTCCTCCTGGCGCTCCTGCTGGTGCTCCTGGTGTCCCTCCTGGCACTCCTCCTGCTCCTGCTGGTAATCCTCCTGCTCCTGCTGGCAATCCAGCTACACCGTCTGGTGCTCCTGCGCCTCCTCCAGCACAATCTGGAGAAATGGCCACTCAAGGTCAGATGGACCAAGGTAAAGGTAGTGAAACCCAGGTTGTCCCCAATGGAAATGGCCAACCTGCTTCAGCAAATACAGGAGAAGGTGCTGTTAGTATGGAAGATGTCAAAAAATTGATCGAATTGGCAAAAGCTGGAAAAATTTAAATCAGTGCAGTGCTGTTTTTTGAGATAAGGTGTTAGCGCATCTTATCTCTTTTTGTTTATTGTTAGGAGATTGACGTTAAGCTATATTAAAGTAATCACCTTAACCAAAAGAGGTCTTTTTTTGGGAACAATTACTACAAATTTCTCTTATCATGAATTCAGGCCAAAATTAGCGGATCGATCCTGGGTTCCAAATGGAGAGTATCATAAACTTTTACTTGATACTCTGGCAAAAAATTTACAAGTAGTAAGAAGTAATATGCCTTTCAGGGCTTATATGAATGTATCTAGCGGTGTTAGAACTATGGGAGATTTCTATAGATTAACAGAAGCTGGTTATAGACCTTCGACAACAAGTGATCATTATTGTGGAACTGCAGTAATGTTGACACCTGATGATAAAAAATACAAGAAATTCGGAGATACATATAATTTCGCAGTAGGGGCTGCAGATATAGTTCCTGTTAATATGGAAGTATGGGATTTATTCAAATTATCATACAGACTTGTAAAAGAAGGTATGTGTGATTTTGGACAAATAATATATGAGAAAAGTGATGATGGAAAAGAATGGATTCATTATGGAAATTCTCTAAAAGATTTATTTTCTAAAACTATAATTGATTTTATAGCAAGAGATAAGTTTATGCAAAGTATTGACGGCGGTAAAACATATACAGTTGTAAATAGTATATAATAAAAGAATATTAATATGTATTTTGGAAAACGTAAAAAATAACGCTTAACTTATTGGAACCCTTCTAATGGCTCATTATGCTTTACTTGATAAGGATAACATTGTCATCAGCGTGATCGTTGGTCACCATGAAAGTAAGGATTATGACTGGGAAGACCATTATACTAAAAAATATGGTGTAACGTGTAAACGTACCAGCTACAATATGGCAGGTGGGATACATAAGAGAGATGTCACACCTTTCCGAAAGAACTACGCTGGTATAGGATTTATTTATGATGATGTTCGTGATGCGTTTATTGCACCAAAACCCTATGAAAGTATGTTACTGAATAATACTACTTGTTTATGGGATTATTCAGTGGCTAAGCCTGTTGATGGTAAATCTTACAACTGGGACGAGGATACTTTGAGTTGGGTAGAGGATATAAATGAATAGACTAATACTTATCTTAAAACGTAATGACCAATACGATGGTTTGGATAAGAACAAAGGTGCTAAACATCTTATGCC